TCTTTTTTTTAGATATTTTCTCTATTTGACTGGCACTAAATTTATACTAGCCCCAAGGCTCTGTTTATGAACAGATAAAATGGGCTATCTATATGCTGAATGCTCAGGATGATTGGGATATACCAGAATCTAAGTTGCAGATGACATACAAGCCAACAGGGCAGGTTATTCTTTTTAAAGGTGCTGACAATCCTAAGAAGCTAAAATCAACAAAGGTCTTTGTAGGATATATCAAGTATGTCTGGTATGAAGAATGCGACGAGTTCGAAAGCTATGACAAGATAACCAATATCAATCAGTCATTGCTTCGTGGTGGTCCTGAGTATTGTGTATTCTATTCATTTAACCCACCCGAATCGCAAAGAAATTGGTGCAACAGGCAAGTTCTAGTAAAAAGGGATGATACATATGTCTCTCATACAACTTACTTACAGGCACCACCTCAGTGGCTTGGGGAGCAGTTCCTAATAGAAGCCGACCACATGAAGGAGACAAAGCCCGATAAGTATAAGCATGACTATCTAGGTGAGGTAACCGGTACAGGTAGTGAGGTTTTCACTAACCTTGATATACGTGAGATAACCGACGAAGAAATACAGGTATTTGATAGATTAAAAAACGGATTGGACTTTGGTTATGCTGGTGATCCACTGGCATATGTCAAAGCAAACTATGACAAGACGCGCAGGCGTCTTTTTATTTTTGGTGAAGTATATGGAACTAGACTATCAAATGCCAAGGCCGTGAAACTCATAAAAGAGATTAACCCACTCAATAAGCTAGTCACTGCCGATTCAGCTGAACCAAGAACTATTAATGAATTCAAGTTATTAGGTCTCAATATCATCGGTGCAAAGAAAGGCGCTGACAGTGTAGACAATGGAATAAAGTTCCTTCAGGACCTAGACAAGATAATTATAGACCCTGTTAGATGCCCCAATGCTGCACGTGAATTCAATGACTATGAAATTGAAATGGATAGAGACGGCAACCTTAGAGGGGACTTCCCCGACAGGAATAACCACACGATAGATGCGGTTAGATATGCTATAGAAAATGAAATCCTTATGAAGAAGGCAAGAGCAGGAAAGAGGAGATTTTAAAAGATGTATTATACTTTCACGATTCCACGAGAAAAATTCGACGAGACAAACATAGACAGAAGCATGATCCTTCGTCTCATTAGTAAGCATTATAGTATTCGTGCTCCTGAGATATTGAAGAATGTTGGCTATTACTTTGGTAAGCACGCCATCATGAACAGGGAAAAGAAGTTCAAGAACCAGCCGAACAATAAGATCATGGTAAACCATGCTAAAGATATATCAGATACAGCAACGGGCTATTTTCTTTCAAACCCTATCACATTCAAGAAGAATACAGAAGACGGCAATATTGACAAGCTGACAGGTGCTTTCGTTGATGCTGAAACAGATGATACAGATTCATGCAATGCTATCAATATGTCACGTGCTGGTGTCGCTTATGAGTATGTTTACTTATGTGAGCATGAAAGCAAGCTGATGACCAAGACACTTGACCCATTGTCAACATTCAAGGTTTTCGATTCCTCAATTGAACAGCATGAACTATTCAGCGTTTATTATTCGATTGAAAAAGATGATTCTACTGACAGGTTCAATATCATCGCGACAGTAACAACTGAGAACTATGTCACAAGAATCGGAATCACTTGCAATGAGGAATTCGAAAAAGGCGAGTTTTCAGAACTAGGTGAGCCTTACCCACATTTCTTAGGTGAGGACCCTATCATTGAGTATAGAAACAATATGGACTGCATTGGAGACTATGAACAGCAGATTTCTCTTATTGATGCATACAATACATTATGCTCTGACAGAATCAATGATAAGGAGCAGTTCATTGACGCAGTGCTTGTTGTCTATGGTGCTCTTTTAGGTGATGACGATGAAGAAGCAACAAAAGCACTCCAGGCTATCCGTAAGAACGGTGTTATGGAACTTCCTAGTGATGCACGCTCTGAATATCTAACTAGAACATTTGACGAGAATGCGGTGGAAACACTCAAGCGTTCAATAAAGGAAGATATCTATTCACTTTCTCATGTTCCTAATCTGACAGATGAAAACTTTGCCGGCAACAGTTCAGGCATTGCTATTCAATATAAGCTTCTAGCCCTTGAGACCCTCACCAAGACAAAAGAGAGATATTACAAGAAAGGGCTTAAAAAGCGTATAAGAATGTTCTGTACTTACCTCAATCTAAAGGCGATTGCTGCTGATCAGTCAATGATTGAGCCTGTATTTACAAGAGGATTACCACAGAACCGTCTTGAATTATCACAGATCATTGCGAACCTTAAAGGTGTTGTATCAACTAAGACACTTCTTGCACTTCTTGACTTTGTTTCAAACGTCGATGATGAAATGAAAGAAGTCAAGAAAGAAAAACAGGAAGCACTTGAAACACAGAAGCAGTTATTTGATACCGAAAATCAGAATACTCCTCCAGAAGATGAAGAAGAAACAGATGATCACAAGGAAGATGGTAATAATGATGATGATAAAGACAAGGAATAATAGTGCTCTGTTATGACTGACATCAAAAACATAAAGTACTGGGAGATGCGAGAAGCAAGGAACATGTACAAGGATATGCAGTTAGCTGAGGACTGTGCCAAGGAGTTGAGCGTAATCTATAGCAAGGCTGCAATCTACACTGCCAAGCAGATTGAGGGAATATTCAATAGATTCGCTTCAAAGCATCATCTAACAAGAGACGAGGCTATTAATCTTCTTTCAGAGGCTGACAGCAGAAATTTTGAAAAACTGCTTGAAGCATACAAGAATAAGACAGGTGCCCAAAAAAGAGAAGCGCTAGCAGAATTGGAAGCCCCAGCATACAAGAACCGTATGAAGAGGCTTGACGATATTAACAAGTCAATTAATAGGCTGATTAATGCCGTAGCATCCAAGGAAAGAGATGCTATAGGGAAGACAATGCGACAGGTCTATGAAAGCAGTTATCACCATGCAGTATATGAAGCTGCAAGAATGAGTGGCCTAGATCTTCAGACAGGTCCCATTGATGAAGGCGCTCTTGAAACCATTCTGAAAAAGAAGTGGTCAGGTCAGAACTATTCCGAAAGAGTATGGAACAATACTCAGAAGGTGGCCGATGCACTAAAAGAGGAGTTCATGATAGGAGCACTTACAGGAAAGACAGAGAAGGAAATGACCGACTCAATCAACGAACAGTTCCTATCAGGTAGAAACAATGCTAGAAGATTGGTAAGAACCGAATCATCATACATTCACAATGAAGCGCACTTCCAGGCTTACAAGGACTACGGTATAGAGGAGTATAGATTTGTCGCAACACTAGACCTTAGAACGTCCCAAATTTGCCGTGAGAGAGACGGAAGTGTATACAGGGTGAATGATAAGAAGATAGGCGTAAACGCCCCTCCAATGCACCCGTGGTGCCGTTCTACAACTATTATGAATCTTGATGATGAAACTATGCATAATCTAGAAAGATTTGCTAGAGACCCTGTTACAGGTGAAAGGATGAAGGTTCCAGCTGATGAGACTTATAAAGAGTGGTATCAGAGAATGGTTGAAAAGCATGGTGCTGAAGCGATTAATACGGCTGGGAAGTCAACTAAGAATTATTCTAGTGATAAGGTTCAGTATCAAAATTACATCAACGTTCTTGGGAATAAGTTTGTTCCTGATACATTAGAAGAGTTTCAGAAAATAAAATACGGTAACGAGAAACAGTGGAATGATTTAAAGTATAAATTCAGGACAGTGAATCGTTATAAAACGGATTATGGTAAAGTTGATGCGGAAACTATTCTAGAACTAGATAGAGAAGCCCTTACTGCAAAAGATAAATATATGACAACAAAAGCAGGAAAAGGGAATGTTGCTTCGATGAAAATTGGTGATGATATTTATATTGCTTCAAGCCAAATTTCAGGAGTGTTTGAACCTAATTATTTGAATTATAAAGGAGAAAAATCAAAATTAATTTTATCGCCTGATACGGCTAGACTAACACCTCATTTGAAATCAGTTCCATACAAAGGGCATGAGGGTGAATATTCTAGAGACATTGATACAGAATATAAATTTTTTGAATATATTTATGACAAGGTATTAAAAGGAGAATTAAAGAATCAAGAAATTTATATCTTATCTCAAAAAAGTATGTGTTTTAGCTGCGATTCAGTTTATAATGAACTTGTAAATAAGAAAGAAGTAATAGATGCAAACATCAAAATAAATGTTGTATCCGGAAAAAATAACAAATCTTGGGACTATAGAAATTACGAAACTAAAGCATTAAACAATATTAAAAAGAAGGTGAAAAAATGAGTGAATATTCTGATTTAAAAAAAGGGTTTAGAATTAATTATGAGACCGGAGATCAATCAAGAGGCATGTTCTATCTTGATGATTTAGGACCTTCTTTTGAAGATGATCCATTATTCGCTTTGCAAGTTTCATTAGCTTTAGCAACTATAGAAGCAGAGTTATATCCTACACTTAATGATGGGGTAAACTATATGTTCTATCATACTTATGAGAATGTTGATGAAATTGTAGTAGGTGTGCATGTTGAGACCCAAGAAGAACTGGATGAAATGAAGCGAGACAGGGATTTTGTACTTAATTCAGGCAAGCTTGATTATGAAGATGCTTTTAGAGATGAAATCAGTGAAAAGGAATAATGAAACATGGCAAGAGATGATTATCATGTAATTGTTTATCAGATTCTATCCTACCTGTATATGCAGCTAAAGCATGGGAAGGATATTGATGCATCACTCATAAGACATGACAGTAAATATCTGCAGATCAACAGAAAGTACTGGACTTATGTCATTGTGAATCTATTAAATGAGGGATATATCAGTGGGATAGTAATTGATAAGGATATAGACGAAAACATAGATATATACAATCTTGATAAATGTGAGATTACACCCAAAGGAATAGAATACCTTACTGATAATTCAACTATTGAAAAAGCCAAGAGATTTATGAAAGACTTGAAAGACATATTACCGTTCGTATAAGCCGACTATCTAGTCGGTTTTTATTTTGCCCAATTTCAAGAAAGGAGAACCATATGGCTGAAGGATTGAAACCACATCATCACCAGTACTTTGAGTATGACTGTAAAAGTCATTTTGACAGCCGTAGGCACGTCATTGTTAAGAAGGTGACATATATGTGCATGATATGCGGAAAACTCTCACACGAGACATATGAAGAGTACTGTCCGCCTCCCAAGGAAAGAAAACCTAAAGCATTGATGAAATACAGAAGCAGACAGAAGAGCGGTTGATGTTCTTCTTTTTTTTTCTGTTTGTCCATAACGTGCATATGACATTAAAAGGTGCATGGATATAACAGTCATACGGACTATAAACGGAGGAATTAAGTTATGGAATACATTAAGAATATGATGCCTTTGAACCTTCAGCTTTTTGCGGAAGAAGGGGAAGAGGGGGAAGAAGATAAAGGCGATGAAGGGAATCCTGATGATGCGCAGTCAGGTGAACCGGAAGATGATAAAGCCAAAGTAACAACCCTCACAGAAGACGATGTGGACAGAATCGTCCAGAAGAGACTTGCCCGCGCAAGAAAGAAGTGGGATAAGGAACATACGGAAGCTGAAAGGCTTCAAAAGATGACAGATGATGAAAAGAAGCAGTATGAAGAAGACAAGAGAAAAGAAGATCTTGACAATAGAGAAGCAGCAATTACTCGTAGAGAACTGACTGCAGTTGCCAAGGAACAGCTTAATGCTGCAGGAGTTCCAGCAGACATGGCTGACTTCATTGACTACACTGATGCTGATTCCGTAAATGAATCTGTCAAGAGACTCTCTAAAGCATTCAAGGGAGCAGTTCAGCAGTCTGTTGATGAACGATTAAAAGGGAAAGCACCTTTAGACAAGGCAAGAAACAATGTATTGACTGCTGAAGAAGAGAATGCAAGAAAGGCATTCGCAAATGCACTTAAATTTTAGAAAAGAGGTATAGAAAATGGCAATTAACACATTACAGTATTCAAGTATTTTTCAGAATGAATTAGATAAACAGATGGAGCATCTCACTCTTACATCATGGATGGATGCCAATGCCGGACAGATTAAGTATGACGGTGGTGCAGAGGTAAAAATCCCTAAGATGTCATTAGTTGGCTTAGGAGACTATAACAGAGATGAAGGATATAAACAGGGTGCTGTTACTCTTGAATATGAAACATTCAAAATGACACAGGACCGTGGAAGAAAGTTCCTTCTTGATGCAATGGATGTAAACGAAACTAACTTTGTGGCGTCTGCTGGCACTGTTATGGGAGAATTCCAGCGTTTACATGTTGCCCCTGAAGTAGATGCTTACCGTATTTCTAAGGTTGTTTCTGATGTTACAACAAAGAAATCAGCAAACATCCTAACAACTGCATTGACTGAACAGAATATTCTTTCTGAATTAGAAAAGGCAGCGGATACTATCCGTGATAAAGGATATCAGGGTGATATCATCTGTCATATTACATATGATACTTTAAGATTATTAAAGGAAAAGATGGTAAACAGCAACCTTACATCAGGTAAATTAACTATTGGAAATATCACATTAGACATCTATAAGCTTGATGAAATCACATTCATTCCTACACCAAAGAACAGAATGTATTCAGCTATCAAGGTTGATGCTGGAGCAACAAAAGACGCAGGTGGATATACAAAGGGTGAAACTGCTAAGAATGTAAACTTCTTAATGGCGCCAATCAATAGTGTTATCGGTGTCACTAAACAGGACAAGACAAGAGTATTTGACCCTGATACTAACCAGGATGCAAATGCTTGGCAGATTGACTATAGAAGATATCATGACTGCTGGGAAAAGGACAACATGCTTGACCTAATCATTGCTAACGTCTCAGCTGATGCATAATGATCATTGTAAAAAGAATCAACGTTGAAAGAGTCATCCACGAGGATGACCTTCAGCGTTATACCGAACAGGGATATCTAGTCATTGAAGACAAGAAGAATGATGCAGATACTCCTGTAGAAAACAATGAAGTGACGGACCTCAACGATATGACTGTTGACCAGTTAAAGACTATTGCAAAGGAAAAGGGCGTTAGCGGATATTCTAGTCTTGTTAAAAAGGAATTGGTCGCAGTTCTCACTAAGATGCAGGAGGAGTAATCTATGGATCTAGTTGAGATTGTTGCTGAAAGAACAGGAACGAGTCAGGGGCGTGCAAAAATCTATGTTGAAATGGCAAAACAGCGTGCTCTTGCACATACAAACCGCACTGTATACATCACTGCAATGGATTTCTGTGTGGCTGATCTAGCATGTGCCATGTACTTCAGAGAGGGCATGGTCGGAGAATCATCACATTCAGAAGGTGGCATCACATCTACTTTTCAGTCTTCCACTTATGAAGATATTCTCTCAACTCTCAACAACCTGAGACTGATTCGTGCAGGAGGAATCGTTCACGAAAAGAAGCCGGAGGGGAACCAATGAGACTTTCAGTGCTTAAGAACTATCCTGTATATGAGCCTGTCATCGAAAAAGATGGTGAAGGTGTCGCTACTGAAAAGTGGATCAAGAGAAAATCAATGCTTCTTGAGATATGGCCTGCATCCGGTAAGTTACAGGCTGAAATGTATGGCGAGAGACTGAACTACATTCTAAATATGATTCTTCCTAAGAATAAGGATGATGATTTCAGACCCACTGAAAAGTGGGGTGTGAATGTCTATAATCAGTCAATCGATGAACCGGATTACAGAATCATCAGCATGAAGGAATATAACAGACACTATCTCTATGAACTGGAGAAGATTATTAAATGAGTCTCAACGGTGCTAATGAATTATTTAGAAAGCTTCGTGCTATAGATGCAGTTCTTGAGAATCCTGAACAGGTTCTCGGAAAGGCTGCAGAAACCATAAGAAGTGGGTGCGTGCTAGAATGTCCGGTTGAAGAGAAGAATGGCGGTGAATTAAGAAACTCTATTAAGACAAGAGTTGAAGGTGACAAGGGATATGTTTATACAAATAAGGCATATGCCCAATATGTTGAATTCGGAACAGGCCGAAAAGGTGCTGCAGACCACTCCGGAATATCTCCATACGCACATCCTTCTTACACTATGGAACCTTGGTGGATTCCTGAAGATAAGCTATCTGAGGGTGCGATAGAGAACTATCATTGGGTAGTTATCGAGGTTGATGGCAAGAGATATTACAGGTCGGATGGACAGCCTGCACAGCCATTCATGTACCAGGGAGCAAAGAAGACTGAAAAGAAAGCAGTAAAAGATGCTGGTATTGTAATCAGCCAGTTAATTGAAAAGGATTAAAAACATATGATCAACATTAAAGATAAAGTATATAAGGCTCTGACAGATGAAGGACTTGAAGTCACTGATATCTATCCTAAGGACTGGGCTAAGCTTCCAGCCGTTCAGTATGTTGAGGAAGATAACAGCGTGGCAGAATGGACGGATGACAAGGAGCAGACATCACATGTCCTTTACAGAATCGAAATCTGGGATACTAAGAGTACATCGGGTACAGCCTTGAAAGTTGATAAGGCATTATCAGCTATGGGGCTAAAGAGAGTATCATGCAGAGATATTGATGATGCATCAGGACTTAGACACAAGAAAATGAGTTATGAAGCATATTATGATAGTGATTACATCTATCATGGTATGTAACTGATAAGGAGGAATTATATAATGCTAGCAAATGGCGCTAAATTATCTTATGACAAGACAAACAAGGGAACTTCTTTCACTGAACTTCCAGGGTTGAAGAAGATTCCTGACATGGGTATTGAAAAAGAAAAAGTAGAAAACTCTTCACTTGATGATGCAGTTAAGGTCTATGAGTTTGGTATCGGAGACCCTGGAGACCTAGAATATACGTTCAAGTATGACAACAGCAAAGCAACATCTTCATACAGATTAATGAGGGAGCTAGAAAAAACAGGGGCTACCGCAATGTTCAAGGAAACATTGAAGGACGGCACTACAACTACATTCTCAGGACAGGTCACTGTTAAAAGAGCGGGCGGTGGTGTCAATGATGCTATTGAATTCACTGTTGCAATCGCATTACAGTCTGAACTCAAAATCGATGATCCAGTAGAAGCAGCATAGAAAGGAAGATATAGATAAATGACAGAAAAAGCAAAAAGAAAACCGTTCATTATTTGGAAAATCGGTGAAGAAGAATATAAATTAAAACTTACAACAGGAGAAATCTCAAGACTAGAACAGATGTATGGTGGAAGTCTTATCAATCTTCTCAATACAGAAACAGGCATGACACCATTATGCACTATGCTGGACATCACACATGGTGGTCTTCAGAAATTCAACAGCAACATCGACAGAAGCGATGTGAATGATATGTTTGATAGATACATCGATGAAGGTGGCTCACAGACAGAGTTCCTTAGTGATGTTCTTATTCCATTGTTTCAGGTATCGGGTTTTTTCTCTGGGGCTCTCGAAACGAAAATGGAAAAGGAAATGGCGGAAGCCAAGAAGAATCTCTAGAAGATATCCTGATTACAGATTACATATACAAGGCGGTCTATGATCCAGCGCTTGATGCTGGAGTAGACCCCTTTTCATTTTGGAATTATTCGTTAGATGAGCTATACGATATTATTTCAGCGCATGAAAGAAAGAAAAAAGAAATGGTGCGACAGGGAGCGATATCTCTTCAGATACAGGCCCTTCAGATAAGGGATTGTATTTCTGCTGTCCTTAATGGCAAGGATGATTCATTCACTCCTGCACAATTGTGGGACTTCTATCCTTCACTTTTTGAAGAGGATAGGAAAGAGTTTGAAAAAGAGAGGGAAAGAAAAGAGGTCGCAAGCGCTAGATCTTCTCGTATTGCCTTCAGTAGAAGACATAATGAAGCATTAAGAAAAAGAAAGGCGGTGATGCAGAATGACGGTAGAGGAACTGCAGATAGTAATATCTGCACAGACGAAATCAGCGAAATCAGAACTGAACAGCGTGAAGAATGAAGTCACCGGCCTAAAGAATCATGTTGATAAGGTCACAGGATCAATTGGCAATTCATTCAAGAGTATTCGCAATATTGTGGCAGGGCTTGGCATTGCTTCTCTGATTAAATCAACAGTATTAGGTAATATTGATGCTGCAATCAAGAGAGTTGATACTCTTAGCAATTATAGCCGTGTGATGTCGAATCTAGGCGTTGGCAGTGTTCAAGCGAATGCATCTGTACAAAAACTAAGCAATAAGCTTATTGGGCTTCCGACAACTCTAGACGATGCATCAGGCGCAGTACAGAGATTCACATCAGTGAACAGTAACATCTCAAGATCAACAGATATGTTCCTTGCACTTAATAATGCTATTCTAGCCGGTGGTGCAAGCTCTGAGATACAGAAATCAGCCTTAGAACAGTTGTCACAGTCATATGCCAAGGGTAAACCGGATATGTTCGAATGGCGTTCAGCGATGACTGCAATGCCTGCACAGATGAAACAGGTTGCTGAGGCCATGGGCTTTGTCAATGCTTCCGCACTAGGTGAGGCATTAAGAAATGGAACAGTATCAATGGACCAGTTCATGGATACAATCATGCAGTTAAACACTCAAGGCATTAACGGCTATCAGTCATTTGAGGAACAGGCAAGAAATGCGACAGGTGGAATTGCTACATCAATCGCTAATATGAGAACAGCTATTGTTAGATGTATGTCTGAAGTAATGAATACAATCGGGCAGTCTAATATTGCTGGATTCTTTACAAATATTGCAAAGGCAATTAATTCATGCGTCCCATATGTTGTTGCATTCACTAAAGTTGTTATGGTCGCCGTTGGGTATCTGACGGCACTGTTTGGCGGTAAATCAAAGAAGTTGAGTTCTTCCTTTGGTGGAGTGTCAAACAATGCTAAGAAGGCAGCAGGAAACACAGGGGCTCTTGCAAAGAAAATGAACGATGCTTCCGACAGTTCACAGAAGCTTTCTAAAGGCGCAAGTGGAACAGGAAGCGGATTAAAAAAGGCAGCAGGTAATGCTTCTAAACTCAAGAAGGAATTGAAAGGAGCTCTTGCTGGATTCGATGCAATCAATAACATCAATTCAAGCAATGGTTCAAGTGATCCGTCTTCAGGTGACTCAGGTGGCTCAGGTGGTGCTGGAGGTTCCGGTGGTGATATCGGCGGATTCAGCATGGATGACAGTGGTGCAGAAGAACAGAAAGGGCTTCTTGAAGAAGTAGACAAGCAGTTAGAAGAAATCAAGAAGAAGGTTGCGGAATTCTTCCAGCCATTAAAGCAGTCATGGGATAAGTTTGGAGCGCCGATGATTGCAGCTGCAGTATATGCATTTAATGGCGTCAAGAACCTTCTTATGGAAATCGGCAAGTCAATGTACACAGTGTGGGAAAACGGCACAGGTGCAAAGACTGTCGAACTGATATTGAAGATATTCACTAACATCTTCAAGATAATTGGCAACATCTCCCAAGGACTGGCCGATGCATGGAACACTGCAGGCCTAGGTGATTCAATCATCCAGCATTTATGGAATATATTTAACTCTATATTGAAGATCATCAATGAAATTCTGAAAATTGTGAGAGATATTACTAAAGCGATTGACTGGACTGCTGTATTAGGTGCAGTGGATGTGGTTCTTATTATCATTGATGGGTTATTCTCTTTCATAGCAGATAATGTAGGTCGTATTCTTGGCATACTCTCAGTTATTGCGGGATTATCATTATTTTCTACTCTTGCTGGAATTCTTGGTACTGTTATCACACAGATACAGATTGCAGTAGGAGTATTTTCAGGTTGGGCATCACTTGCAACTGCACTGAGCGGTGCATTTGGAATTCTTCCACAGATATTCGCATCTATTGTAATGGCGGTGAATCCTGTAAATGTCATCATAGGGGCAGTCATTGCTACAGTGGTAGACTTATGGCAGAAGAGTAAGAGCTTCAGAGATGACATAGTAAGCATTCTAGGAAATATCGCTACTATTGTTCAGAAGGTATTTCTAAATATTGTTGCACCTATCATTGATACAGTCGGGGGAATCATTAAAGATTTTGTGGATAGTGTTCTCAAACCATTGTGGAACGCATGGGAGAATGTATTCCAGAGCATAATGGGATTATTAAGTGATTTTCTTAAGTTCGCTACGCCTATATTCAGTACGATTCTTGATATTCTAGGACCTATATTCAAATTGGCCTTAACACTATTGAGAGGTGTATTTGATATGGTATTTGCTGCAATCAGAGGAATTATTGAACGTGCAGACAAAACAATCTGTGAAAGAGTCAACAATATCAGAGAATTCTTCCGTAATCTAGGTGAATGGATGGAAGGAACTTTCGGTTTCAAATGGAAGAATGTGTTTGAAACGGTTAAGAATGTCGTCAAGGTGTTCAGAGACTTCATGAGTCCTATCATTAATTCATTGGAAGTTGTTTTCTTGGGTCTTACTAGCTTTATCAGTGGTGTATTCTCAAACAACTGGAGAAGAGCGTGGTTTGGTGTCAGACAGATATTTGAGGGTATTGTTTCCGGATTAAGCCACATCTTCAAGGCTCCATTGAATTTCATGATTGATGGAATCAATAAATTCTTAAGCAGCATCGGCAAGATAAAGATTCCTGACTGGGTTCCTGGTGTCGGTGGAAAAGGATTCTCAATTCCTAGGATTCCTAGACTCGCAAAAGGTGGTATCGTAAGTGCATCCACTATTGCCAATATTGGTGAAGCAGGAACAGAAGCAGTAATACCATTACAGAGAAACACACAGGGACTTGATATGATTGCTGAAAAGATTTCAGAAAGATTATCACTTTCTCAGAATGACGGCACAGGCGCTACCTATGTTATTAAATTAGTGCTTGATGATGGCAGAGTAATCACTAAGATGGTGATTGACAATATTAAGGACTATGAAGCACGTACAGGAAAGCCTGTATTTGACTATTAGGAGGTGGAATAAATGGCAGATGAAGCGAAAATCAAGATAAACGGAACACTTATTCCGACTCCTTCAGAGATCAGCGTAGAAATCAATGATTTAGATTCGGATAGTGTCAGACCTGTTTCAACAGGCATCTTAAGAAGAAATAGAATACGTTCTAATATGCTTAAAATCACATGTACATATAAACTGAATACATTCACAGATGTAATGAATATTCTGAAGGTACTCACTCCGGCAGAGTTCACGGCAGAACTCTACATTCCTGATCATGGTATCAGAGGAACCAAGAAGATGTATGCTTCAAATAAGAAGTACAATTATAAGAGAGTGCAGTCTGGTCTAAAGGCAGATTCATTCTCTTTCTCTCTGATTGAGGTGTGATTATATGCTTATAAAATATGGAGAGACAAATGTAACGGACAGACTTCTTGATTATAAGATGTCTGTCTCTTTTGCTGACTGCCGTATGATAGGCAACGTGCCATCAATTGAACTGACAATGAAGTTCGATAACTATGACGGCATTCTTGACAATATCGACATCAGCAAGTACTGGGAAGTCAAGGAGAATGATGCATCTGATACAAGATACTTCAAGGTGTATGATCAGCCGGAGAAGTACACCAAGGAACTCACTCTCAAGATGTATGACAACAACTATTCTCTTGACAAGGCATACGATACTAAACTGTCTTATCCTGTCACTATAAAAGACCAGCTAGACGAGATTGAAAGTCTGACTGGTCTTTCTATTATTCGTGAAGGAATACCGCAGTACGTTCTTGATAAGAGCGTATCATGGTATGATAACACGATTGTGATAAGAAGTTACTTAGGCTGGATTGCGGAACTGTTTGGGGCAAATGTCTATGCAGAGGGGATTGATTCCATTAGGTTTGTTCCCATTGAAAAGACAGCCTTTGCTGCTACACAGGATTTAACAGGCTATGAGAAGAATGAAGTGTATACACTTACAAGAGTATATGCTGAAAATGGTCTCAATCCTCTTTCTAAAGGTGATGAGACAGGAAATACGCTGTTTATTGATTCAGCAAATCTATATGCAGATGAACAGATCATCATAGACAGCATCTATGACAGACTTAAAGGATTGACTTTCAACCAGGTGAAGAATGTCACAATGATATCGGTTGATAACCTTCTTCCTGGTGCTCTTGTCAATTATAACAGCAATGAATTCACTTTCTTTGTATCTGATCTAACTGTCAGTTATAAAGGTGGACAGTTCTCTATGTCTACGGTTGACGGCAGTGTTACAACAAAGAACGAAGAAAAGACAGTGAAACGTGTATCTAATACAACACGAATCAGAAAGCTGCAGGTCCAGCAGGACCAGGAATCATTGAAACTAGATATAATCGCAAAGGAACAGGAAGGCATCAATGACAAGATGGCGCAATTAAGCCTGTCTAACGAGAAGATATCGCTAAGGGTTTCAGAAGTTGAAGAAAAGGCTGGAGAAGCAATCAAACAGGCACAGGGCTCTGTTAAGAAATTCGTATGCGAATATGCTAGTTCAACAGATGGAGCTACACCACCAGAAACAGGTTGGTCAGAGACTGCACCGACTTGGCGTCCTGGATTCTATATATGGCAGAGAACAGCAACGACGATCAACAATACTGTCACATACAGTACTCCTGTATGTATTACGGGTGCAAAAGGTGAGGATTCTATATTGTTGTGTATAGAATCATCAAATGGCACGACATTCAAGAACAGCGATGTGGCAACTATTTTCACAGTGAATATCTATGTTGGTGGGGTTGTGATTGATAACTCCTCAAAGTTAAGAGAAACATTTGGAGATGGTGCATATCTTCAGTGGTTCATTAAAAGGCACGGAGAGACAGAATTCAGTAAGATTCCGTTAGATGATACAAGACTCAATGATAATGGGTTCATGTTCACTATTTCAGCAAAAGACATTAAATTCAAGGCAGTATTCAACTGCGAATTAAACATTTAGGAGGAAAAATATGGCAATTAAAGCGGTCAATCAGATTGACGTTATCGACTTAACCGATGGCTATTCCGTCATATTAACAAATGATAGCCACACATTCTTAGGTACTACTACTTCTGTAAACGGTACACAGACAACTACTACACAGGTAATGTCGTTATGTGGTAGTGAACAGGTTTCATGTACTGTAGGAACTATTACATGCCCTACAGGAATCTCAGCGGTATCTGATGGAAAGACCCCAACACCAACAATCACCATCACTGCAACATCTGCATTAACTAAGAGTGGCACTATTACTATTCCTATCGTCGTTGATGGTGATATCACTATCAACAAGACATTCAGTTACTCAATCGCATTCAAGGGGCAGACAGGTCAGAATGGTACAAGTGTTACTGTAAGTTCGACTTCAGTTACTTACCAGGTTGGGGCAAGTGGAACTACTAAGCCAACAGGGGAATGGAGCACTACTGTTCCAAATGTTCCTAATGGGCAGTTCTTGTGGACTAAGACAGTAGTCAAGTATTCTGATGGCAAATCAACAGAAGCGTATTCAGTCTCTTACAAGGGTACAAACGGTTCTAACGGTTCAAACGGTACAAGCGTTACTGTAAGTTCGACTTCTGTAACATACCAGGCTGGTACGAGTGGCACAACTCCTCCAACAGGAACATGGAGTACTACAGTGCCTAGCGTGGCAAATGGTCAGTACTTATGGACAAAGACTGTTGTAAAATATTCAGATGGCAAGTCTACTGAGTCATATTCTGTATCTTATAAAGGTACGAATGGTATTAATGGTACAAATGGTAAGGATGCTATCACAATGGCGATCACCTCAAGTGGTGGAACAATCTTTAAAAATACCGCTATTGCTACAACTTTAACTGCTCATGTCTATAAGGGCGGGGTTGAAGTGACTGGCTCTGCGTTATCTGCATTAGGAACCATCAAGTGGTACAAGGATGGTGGAACTACTGCAGTAGCAACAGGAGCAACATATACAATCGGTGCCGGCGATATTACGAACAAGGCAACATTCAGTGCACAGTTAGAAGGATAATCATATGATTAAGGCATCAGCAAGCGTTACTCTTGCAAGAGTAAACGATGGCGAGGACGGGCAGGGGATTCGCTCAATCACTCCGGAGTATTATCTATCAGATTCTGCAACGAAAATGCCCGACGCAAGCAGTAGCGGGTGGAAAAGCGTTCCCGATGACTACATTGACAAGCACTACTACTGGGTAAGGTCGAAGATATTATGGGATGATGGAACATATACAACGACCACCCCAGTGCTTGCAAATGACCTGAAGTCAATCATTGATGATTATGACAACAGAATAAACAATATGAACAGTCAGCTGCAGCAGGCGACTAAGGATGCTTCTTCGTCTATAGAACAGACTAAGACATCCATTTTACAGACAGTCTCAGAAAACTATTATAGTGCGACAGATGGCAAAAACCTTGCTTCTACTGTATCTACTATTCAGCAGACAACAGAAAGCATTCAGATGGGGTTTGTAAAGAAAGAAGACTTTACATCCCTTTCTGACAAGGTTTCAAACAATCAGACTCAGCTTAACACCTATATTAGATTCAACGCAGAAGGAATCGAGATAGGTAAACAGGATTCAGAATTCAAAACAAAGCAGACAAACAGCAAATACTCTATTCTTCAGAATAATGACGAAGTAGCGTATTTTGCAAATAACAGAATGTATAACTCGAATATTGAAGTTTCTAGTTCCTTGAGAATCGGAAACTTCGGATTCATTGTTAATAGCGATGGATCATTAACATTTAAGAAAGTAGGTGGTGACTGATGGCGACAAGCGCATCATGCAGTGCGTCTTTCGGTGGTGGCAATGGTAATGTCACAATGACAATGACACGAACAGGTGTTAATGTTGACGGAAACTATGATTTATGGACTGCTACACTAACTAAATACTATAAGTGGAATATTAACTCAAGCGCTACTAAATACGGCTCTATGTGGGCTAATGGCGTACTGTTATGGTCTGGTGGAGTGACTATCGGAGGTAGTGGAACAAAAACACTTGCGACAGTTACAAACATCAAGATCCCACATGACAGTAACGGTAGCAAGCATTTTGATTTCTCGTTCTCACAGGAACTCAAAGTTACACTATCCGGTAATTATGTAGGCAGTGTATCTGCTTCGGGTGGTATCGACTGCGATGTTATTCCGAGAGCGACTAAGCCATACTGTTCTCCAACATCTGTATATTTTGGCAACAGTGTCACAATCAAGACACCTAGAGCGTCATCTGATTTTGGGCACGTAATCACGTACAGCTTTTATGATAAAACTGAACAGATTGCTGATAATCAATGGAATGATGAATTCAAATGGACAGTTCCAACTTCACTGATTAATAAGATGCCCAATACTTCACAGGCCTATATTTGTTTCAGAGTAGATACATACAGTCGTTCCGGCAAATTCATCGGTAGTAATTACTGCACCTTGGATGTTGTACTTCCATCGGGATATGGTCCTACTGTCACGGGTATCACATACACAAATGAAGATACTGCTATTGCAAGCAGATTCGGTGCTTCAACGATTATACAGGGTGTTTCTAAGGTCAAGTGTAATGTATCTGCTACAGCGAAGAACGGTGCTACAATCACTTACTATCAGAATGAAATTGACGGGCAGAGTATTCCTGGTCCTAACAGTTACTTTACTACCCAGCCCCTTAAATCCTCTGGTACAGTTGTTCTTAAATCGACAGTCACAGATTCGAGAGGGCAGAAGGCATCACTTTCCAAGAATATCAGTGTAACAGAGTGGCATTCACCGACAGTAAAGAATGTGAGTGCTCAGCGTTGGAATGTAACATCCAATAAAGCTGATGATGAAGGTACGGCAGTTAAGATCACTTATTCATTCTCTATTGCACCTGTTAACAGTAAGAATGATAAGAATGTCATGATTCAGTACAAGAATGGAGAAACATGGACTACTCTTGCAACCTACACTAATTCATACAGTGGTGAGAACAAGGTATATATATCATCTGCTGGTAAGTTCAGTACAGATAATGCTTATTCGTTCAGAGTGCTTGTTAAGGATTATTTCACTACAGATGGTGTTGCAGCTTATGCTGCTATCGCTCCTTCGTTTAAACTGCTTGATTTTTCTGCTGATGGTCGAGGAATCGGCGTTGGGTGCAAGGCAGAGAGTGGTAAGTTAAAGGTGGATATGCCTCTTGAAGCACAGTCATTTAATGGGTACGTCTTCGATTTCGATACGGAGAATCAAATAGATACATGGGTGCTCGTAAAGAAAGAAGAAAAAATACAGCATTTATGGATTGGCTGGTCTCCTTGGTATTCATGTGGCACTAATGCATGCGGCATTACCTTGAAATATAGGTATAATGCAGCCCTTAGATCATGTGAATTGAACTGGGATGGTGTGGTAAATGCCCCAATCGGAGGGAATACCATGGGGTACATGTGGACTGGATTTCCAGCCGACAAAAAGCCAAAAGGCAACATGTTCATTCCTGTACCAAACTCTGCGGCAGATGCTGGGCTAGTAATCAGATATTACCCTGTAACCAACGATATGACAAAAGGCAATTTCACCTTGACTTCACTAAAAAACACCATAAACAACGTTTATATTTGCGGTTTTTATACATACTCATACGCTTAGAAGGAGAAGAAAATATGAAATTATATGACACATCACTAAAATACATGGATGCGATTAATGCAATCGGAGGCACTATTGTAGCGGTATTGACTGCTGCATTGGGCGCACATTGGTTTTTATTCGTAGGTTTTTTAACATTAAACATCATTGACTACATCACAGGAATTAGAAAGTCTAGATTAACAGGCAAAGAAAATTCCGCTAAAGGAGTCAGAGGTGTATGGAAAAAGTTAGGTTACTGGCTCATGGTGCTAGTAGCATTTCTTGCATCTGCTATTTTCATTGAGATTGGACAGACTATCAATGTCGATTTAACAATTACTACTTATGTTGGGTGGTTTACGCTAGCATCACTTATTATTAATGAATTAAGAAGCATTCTAGAGAACTTTGTGGAATCCGGTGACAACGTACCATCTGTTTTAACTAAAGGCTTAGAAGTGGCAGAAAACGCTATTAACAAAGGAGAATAATTATGGAATTACAAGACACAGTAGAACTAATGAACAGTGCTGAATATAAAGACAGATTTAAAGCAGAATATTGGCAGGCTAAAATCAGATATGACAAGTTAGATGATATGACAGTCAAGTATGAGGCTCGTACTTTGACATTCATCCCTAGATGTTCACTTGATCTATTAAAAGAGCAGAAAAAGCATTTAGGAAATTATATTCGCACTCTTAAGATTAGAGCAGAGATTGAAGGAATTGAATTATAATAAGAAAGAAGGTATAAAATATGAATTTTAACGTACATGGTGGACATAGCTTAAAATGTCGTGGAGCAAGTGGATTATTAGATGAAGTCAATGAAGACAGAGCGGTAAAAAACAAAGTAATTGAATTATTACGTGCAAACGGACATACAGTCTATGACTGTACAGATGACAACGGAAAAGACCAGAATTCAAACTTAAAAGCAATCGTAAATAAGTGTAATGATCATAAGGTTGACTTAGATGTATCAATCCACCTCAACGCTGGAGGCGGAACAGGTACAGAAGTATATGTTTATAACGACAACTCAAAAGCAAAAGATGAAGCTGAAAGAATTGCCAAGAACATTTCTAAAACTTTAGGCATTAGAAACAGAGGCGTTAAAACATCTACAAAGTTATACGTCTTGAGAAAGACTAATTCTCCAGCACTTCTAATTGAGTGCTGCTTTGTTGATAATGCAACAGATAAAGTGAAATGGAATGCTGATCAGTGCGCAAAGGCAATTGTAGAGGGTATCTTAAATAAGAGTGTTAATGAACACGTTGAAACTCCTACACCTAAACCACAGAATAATGCATCTAGTGCTTTAGGTACTTATATGATTACTGCTAGTGATTTAAGTGTCAGAACAGGACCAGGAACTAACCATAGAAGAAAGACATATGAAGAATTGACTAAGAACGCCAAGGCTCACGATTACGATAAGGACGGATGTATTAATTACGGTACTCGTGTCACTGTTTCACAATTCGATGGAGATTGGGCAAAGATTCCGAGCGGATGGGTTGCTAGAAAGTATTTGAAGAAAGTATAAACTACACACCAATTTATATTCATGAGAAAAGACCAGGGCTATTTGCTCTGGTCTTTTTTTGCTTTCTCAATAACTGCTTCCATTGTTTTTCTTATAACTTCAGATTGTTTGATTCCTAATTTATTGCAAGCATCTCTAAATTCTTCTACAAATTCGCTAGGATATGAACAACTGAGTTTTTTAATATTGGCTTTTGCATATTTTTTTTGTGCCTTATATTTATCACCCATGATAACAACTCCTTTATTTGATTAGTATTGATACTAGTGTGAGCATGATATTGATTACAAGTAATACAATAACAATCATCTTTCCTTTTTCTGTCATAAACATTGACTCCTTTACATTTAGATATATAATGGAATTAAGGAAGGGCCGAAGCCCACTCCTTAATTATAGTACTATACTAATGATAGTTAGCACTATTTGAATCAAAGCTAGGAAAATCATTATCTTGTCGGCTAAACAGATTTTTTGATTTCTAGCTTTTTTCTTTTTGCTCATTTCTATCACCTCCTTTCCTTACATATATATTATACCATATACGGACGTATATGTAAAGTGTTATATTGATAATATATATAAATTTTATATAATAATTAATGATATTCTTTTC